TATTAATTTACATTGGGCAACATGGTCTGATGATACAGCAAGCCTTCTTAAAGCTAAAGAAGTTAGTTATTTTATGTGGAACACAGTAGATAGTGCTAGAGATTTATATCATCCTGGCATAGAAAGTCATAAATTAACAGCTAAAACTATAATTGATCGGTTATCTAATAAGGATCAGATATGAATTTACAAACTTTGCCTAATCAACATAGTCACGAAGAATTGTTTTTTAGCAAAAAGCAGTTAGGTGAGGATTTAGGATTAACAACAGTTTCGATTAATGAATTAAATTTTGATACTATTGATGGACTACCACATTCAATAAAGACATTTTTTGAACAAGGCATCCACAAAAAGTGTAAAGGAGTAATGTCTTATTCTTTAAAAAGACATAAAAAATATAGAGAGTATCAACAAACATTAGAAGATTACTCGAAAGCAGTTTGGTTGACTAAAGATTTTATTAGTTTAGATTCTTTTAGAAATCCAATCGGAGTTCATTGGAACCCAAGAATTAATAAATGGAATATTCATCCTGGCGGCACAAGACAGCGAGTAATTTACCACTTTGAAAAAAACAAAGAAATTAATGTACTGGGATTTAATACTAATGCAAAACCTATTAAATTTAGTCGAAAATTTTTTAGTGTTGAAGAAATTCAAGAATATTTTAATGCATCTGATGTAGCATTAGTATGTACGTCAGACTATGGTTCTATTATTCCGCATATTCACTTTGATTATAATAAAACATATACTGACATATTTTCATCAATAAAGCATTTACAAGACTTTTACAAGACGACTAAACTTATAACAAATTTTGACATGGCAGATTTTGGGTACACTGAAAAAATTGAATCACCTCGATTAACAGTTAAATTAACTGTAGACGACCCGTCAAGTGCAGATAATATTACTCGGGCATTTTTACTTCTTCCAAGCTTTAAAAATTTTAATGATTATGGAGTAAAAATTGAGTGTACCTAATTTAGAACGTGCAGTAGTAGAAGTATTTGGCGGGTGTAATTACAAATGTGAAATGTGTCCGCAGACTACTGGTCGAGGCAAAGAGTGGACCCGTAAGATGCCATTTAATATGTTTGAAAATATATTAGATCAATTACCCGGAAAGCCTGTAATTAATTTAGAAGGGTCAGGCGAGCCTACTATGGCAAAGGACTTGCCACGTTACATCGAAGCGTGTACTCGTCGTGGCTTGCCTAGTTTTATGTACAGCAATGGAAGCTTCTTTAGCGGTCAGTTTATGAAAGATTGTATCGATGCAGGTCTTAGCTTTGCTCGATTTAGTTGTATAGGATATAACAGAGAAAAATACAAACAGTGGATGAGCATAGACAACTTTGAACTTCTTAAGAAAAATATCAAAGAAGCTAAAGAGTATATTAAACTTACTAACAGCAAATGTATAGTAAGTAGTTATCATTTGATACTTGACAACAATAATATTGAATATGAAGTTGAGCAATATCGTAGTAATTTTATTGATTCAGTTGGCACAGTAGGTTATATTTGGAAAATGCATAATTGGAGCGGAAATTATACTCCAGACTACGTTCGCGATCCGAGCAAACGCCGTACTTGCGGTAGACCTTTTGCTCCAGAGATTACAATCCGCAGCGGCGGCATTGGCGGTTTAAAAGGTGCAGTTACTCCTTGCTGTCAAACAATGGGCCCGCCTAACGAAAGTAAAAGTGTTCTCGGACATGCACAAAATCAAACTATAGAAGAAATATGGTACGGAGAAGAATATAATAAGTTACGCAAGGCACACGAGATAAAAGATTTTGATAGTATAGACTATTGTAAGAACTGTGACTTTCTTTATGTTGATCCTGAAGTTTTAGTATGGAGTAACGATAACAACGCAAGTACAGACTATATGCTCGGAACAAATTTTAAATTGACAGATTATATAGGTGATGCTAAAATATAAGATATGTATGACATTGTATTTATAAGCTATCAAGAATCTAATGCAGACGCTAATTATTCTTTATTAAAAGCTCGATTTCCTATGGCTAAACGTGTACATGGCGTTAAAGGAATACACCAAGCACATATTAGAGCAGCTAAGAAATGCTTTACTAAAATGTGTTGGATTGTAGATGCAGATGCAATAATCTTCGATGACTTTAATTTTGATTATAAAGTTCTTGAGCACCAGCAAGATCATGTTCATGTATGGCGCAGTCAAAACCCTGTTAATGATTTGGTATACGGGTATGGGGGAGTAAAATTATTTCCTCGTAAATTAACAATGAATATGGATTTATCTAAGCCTGATATGACTACAAGTATTAGTGATAAATTTATCGCTGTAGAAGAAATTGCAAACATTACAGCATTTAACACAGACGAGTTTAGCACATGGCGCAGTGCATTTAGAGAATGTTGTAAACTTAGTAGTAAGATTATAGATAGGCAGAAAAATGAAGAAACAGAACATCGATTACATGTCTGGCAGACAGTTGGGAAAGACCGTCCTTATGGAGAATGGGCTATTAAAGGCGCAGAAGCAGGGTCTGCTTACGGAATAGCAAGTCGAGGCAATATCGAAGCACTTAAAAAAATAAACGATTATGATTGGTTATATGAACAATTTTCAAAACATACCGTTTGAGGACATAACAAAGTTCGGACAAAAAACTTTGTTGGATACCGGCTTGTTTACAGTGTCTTGGATTCTTGCGAGGTTCTGTAATTATAATTGTTCATACTGCTGGCCCTATGCTAGAAGCAGCACACCTGACCATCAAGATTTAGAAGTTTACACTCGCACAATAGACGAAATAAAACGTCAAGCTCGTGCAAACGGATTTACTGACTTTCATTTTAGCTTCTCAGGCGGCGAACCTACTGCATATAAATACTTTGGGAAGGTTATAGACCATTATTGCAGTGATGCAACACCCGAGTACCAAAGTATCCACATGACGACTAATCTAAGCCCGGGAAGCAAATGGTGGAACAACTGGATAGACTCTACAAGCAGTCTGCAACGTAGAAGTATTACAGCAAGCTATCATTCAGAGTTTGCAAACGAACAAGAGTTTGGGGACAAGTGCCTCCAATTAATGAAAGCAGGTGTTTATGTTACAATCAATCAAGTTATGGTTCCAGAAATGTTTGACGAACTTTATCAACGTCTTGAACGATTTGCCGCCAGAGGTATTAATGTCACTCTCAAGCCCCAATCCGATCCTAGTGCCTCCTACGTTGTATCGGGATACACAGAAGAGCAGATCCGCAAAATGCAAACAGGATTCCCTCAAAGAATCCCAGACGAATTTAAAAAAATAATACCTTTGTTACAGGTAGAATTACAAGACAAAGACGGTAACATTTATTACATAGACCAAGCAGAACGATTTAATGCATTTGGATTTAACAAGTTTAAAGGATGGGAATGTAATGCTGGCTATCAAGGATGCGTTATAAGGGAGAACGAAGTTAAGCGCAGCTACAGTTGCCACGATGAACCCTTAGGCACGTTAGACGGCGGATTTGAGCTGTTTAAGACACCACGTAAGTGTGTTACTCCTACTTGTGTAAGTAGTGCTGATAGCAAAATACCAAAGAGAAAAATATGAAAGTTGATATACAAGACGTACTTTTTTGGATGGATGCTATTCGAAACAGCGATGACAAATACCGTACACTTGAAAGTTTCTGGAAAGGACAAGTTAATAGTAAGATATGGTTAGCTGAACAACTATATCCATTGGTTTCTAAAAACCAACAAAATAACATAGTTATTTACGGCGGCTGGAATGGTGTATTAGCAAGTATATTATTTAACAGCTATCTACCTTTAAACCACATCACAAGTGTTGATATTGATGAAGCTTGTCAAGAAACTGCATACACAGTTAATAAAAACTATGAAATAGCAGGAAGATTTGATGCAGTAACAGCAGATATGTGTACATACACAGAACCTGCTGACATTGTTATTAACACAAGCTGCGAACACATTACACAAGAACAGTACGAACAGTGGTTAAGCATTCAGCCAGACGATGC